AGAAAGCCGATGGATAAGCCGCGACATTAGTTGCGTCTACAGCAACATTGCCCGATCCGTTTGTAAATTTAATATAAGGACCACCACTTAAATATTCAACAAGTGCGACACCAGTTGTTACAGTCGAAGCCGATGGATAAGCCGCGACATTAGTTGCGTCTACAGCAACATTACCGGAACCGTTTGTAAACTTAATGTACGGGCCACCGCTTAAGTATTCTACAAGTGCGACCCCAGATGTTACTGAAGTTGAACTTGGATACACATTAACATCGCTTGCGTTAACAGCAACGTTACCCGAACCAGTTGTAAACTTAATGTACGGACCGCCAGCACTTAAATATTCTACGTCTACAACAGACGATGTTACAGTGGACGTTGTTGGATATACGTCTACATTACCTCCACTTATAGCAATATTGCCTGAACCGGTTGTAAATGTGTTTGTGATAAATTGAACGGTTGCTGTTGTACCAGAGACAACGTTAGCAGTTATCACAAGTGCATTTGCACTACTTACTGACTGAGTAATATATTCTCCGATGTTAGCAGTTATATTAGCAACAAAATCCATTGTGCCGTATAGTAGAGGAGTTGTTGTTACTTCAGCATTTGCTCCCGAGACATCTTGTGTAATGTAGTCTCCGGTAGTTGCTACTTCAAGATTACCAACAAAACCCATATTACCAAATAATGTAGGTTGTGCTGTTACTTCTGCATTTGCGCCACTAACGGTTTGTGTAATATATTCTCCGACATCGGCCGTACTAATATTACCAACAAAATTCATTGTACCAAATAATGTAGGTTGTGCTGTTACTTCTGCATTTGCGCCACTAACAGTTTGTGTAATAAACTCACCAACATCAGCTGTACTAATGTTACCAACAAAATTCATTGTACCAAATAATGTAGGTTGTGCTGTTACTTCTGCATTTGCGCCACTAACGGTTTGTGTAATATATTCTCCGACATCAGCTGTACTAATGTTGCCGTTGAAGTTCATTGTACCGAATAATGTAGGTTGACTTATTACTGCTATATTAGCACCACTTACCGCTTGTGTAATATATTCACCTGGATCTGCTAAACTGATGTTGCCTGTAAAATTAACATTACCAAATAATGTAGACGTTGATGTTATTTGTGCATTACCACTACTTACTGATTGTGTTATATAATCATTTACAGAAGCTGTACTAATGTTACCAACAAAATTCATTGTGCCGAACAAAGTAGGTTGTCCTACAACCTGTGCATTTGCACCACTAACAGTTTGTGTAATAAATTCACCCGGATCTGCTAAACTGATGTTGCCTGTAAAAGTAATTGTACTTGTATCTAATTTTGCTGTTAAGTTACCAGGAATAATTTGACTTCTGTTAAATGCAGCCGAGACATCCTTATCGTATATATAAACATATCCGTTAGTATTATTTGACCCCGGAGCACCTACAGCTAATCTATCTGCTGATGTTACAATTGATTGACCGTATGTCGCTGTGTCGTTACCATCTGCTAATATTGTTGTTCCTTGTATAAAATTATCTTCGGTGGTCTTTATAAATGTATGCACGACATTAAGCCCAGTTTCACTAACAAGTGCAATCAGGCCGTCTACTGTTGTGGTTATCGCTTGGCCGAAGCCGTTGTTTGTTTTGTGGCTTGATTTATCTAAGCTTTCTTTAAAATCCCACGGTATTGTTTTTTTATAAACATTCCATGTATTAATATTAGAATCAACTGTTGCAACGTTTTTATCTACCCATATTTTTTCATCTGGTTGCCATTGGTTCAATGGATTAAATGCGTCTACATCGTTCATGTAATCAAAGCGTACACTTTCTAATGTATACAGTGAACCGGTACCCTCGATACTAGTTAATGTTTGGTTATCATTAGTAGTTTGTACAGTAACTTCGTTTAATGCATCAACAGAATCAACACGGAAAAAGCCATTGTAATTGAGTTCGAACCCAAGTATTACAAATATATCATCGACTTCTAAATTATGATGATCCAATGTTTTAACAGTAATGTATCCATCGAGTGCATTAGTAATTTCAGTAACTGTATTGTTTGTTTCTGTTACTCTGAATACATTCCATTGCTGTGCTAAATCTTTAGCACACCAAATAGTATATCCGCGCCCTACGTCTGCTAATACATTATTCAATTCTAGATAATTTTCAAGACTGAATATTGTTGTATTTGTATCATCGATACGCACATAACCTGCTGTTGCAATGTCGTTGCTGTAATCGCTTGCAGAATCACGGTCTAATACTATAGTTCCATTATATTGGTTAGAACTTTTATGTAAATGTTGTTCTGCAAACATTGTTATTCCATCTGCCGCATCTGCATCTGCCGCAGACGCAAAATTAACAAGTGCTGGATTCACACTATATGCAAGTTCATCGAGCTCAATTTCCAAGAACGGATTAGTATCTATAGCACCGTATTCGCCGACACGTACTGCCCAGTCTTCGTAAAATGTTACATCGTTCTGTAAGTTTTTAAACTCTGTTCCGGTAATCTCGTTAATAGCATTAGCGGTACCTTTTTGTTTAATGAAGCCTTTGTATAATTCAATTTGTGTGGTTTCGTTAATGCCCAGTTCATCTAAGTATGAACGTGGTTTAAATCCTATTAATGCATGACCAAATTCTATATCGTCTTGTGTATTAAGCTCACCGTATGAATCATAGTATGACTGAGGCTTCTTGGCTAATGTAGACCAGTTAGGTAATAGGCCCGACTTTAGTTCGTCCTTCTCTAATTGTTTCCATTCTGCATAATTAAAATCAGACGCTGCAATAGAATTTTCCAATGCTACGTACGGTTTAGTTTTAAATAATACTATATCGCCTTTAAGATAGTCCCGACCTGAGGTCCAATCATCTAACTCACCGGATTGATAAATAAAACCCGGAGCGTATAAACTACCGTCCCACTCGTCTGTTTTCTTTCCTACTACACGTAATCTAAACTGTCTATTACCTAGTTCTGGTTTATATATTACATCATCAAATACAGTAACATTGTCAAATAACAATACATGTTCATATTGTACTAAATCTATTTCTGCGTAACAAATAACCGAACCCGTATCAATAACATTAACAGTGGTTCCGCTTTCGTCTCGCATAACATTATACTTGCTATTTTTAAGAAGTTTAAAGTTTTGATCTAATAGTCTCGATGCATACTGTTTATTGGATATTTTATCTGATACAGAATTTTCCGATACTATGTCAATTTGACTTGCAACTGGACTTAAAATTAATATGCTTGATGGTTTCCATCCTTGTTGTATCCAATATAAGAATTCACGTACTGACAACTTCCAATCTTTTGCTTCTATTAGTTCTTCATCAAATCTATTGAATGTAAATCCTTGTGCTTCTAAGTAACGTTGATAGCTTATTAAGAAGTCAACAACTTGTTGATGAGTTGAAAACTGTGAACCATATGGAACATTAATTTTTTTTGGTTGGAAATCATAAAATACAACCGCGTCTTTATCTAATACTTTAATTCTATTAGAATTGGAATTAACCACGCTTGGTATAATTGTAAAGTAAGGATTATTTGTATCGTATCCTTTAACTACATAACCAGAATTAGTTTTTTCTATTACAACTGCACTATAAGATAATCTGTTAACAGGTGCCGATTTAGCAAGATATACATGATAGTTTTCATCAGGTACCAATACGCTTTCGTTTGTGCTTGATGGACTACTTTGTTCTGCTAATACTTTTATTAATCCTTTGTCACTAAATCCTGCCATTCTATATGCTAAGTTAACATCATAGTTTTCAAGCAATTGTGATATAATTGTTGTTGCTGCCATACCTTGGCTTGTTAAATAATCTGCTATCCAGTTTAAATAACCTGCGGATCTGTCAATTGTAAAATCAGCATTAACATTTCCGTTTAACAATATATCTGTTTGTCTTATATGATGTCCGGACTCTTTGTCTACAATTTGATTGAGCTCTAAGTCTCTAACATAATGACTAACACCGGCTAATGTACCAAAGTATCTAGCTGGTTTAAGAATTGCCATTGCTTTTTGTACTGCAAATGGGTACTCGCTGCTTGCTCTCCATGATGCTTCAACAGGACCCATCATACCCGAGGCCCATGCAGATGCTGTACGACCAGGATTAAATGTTGCTGCCATAATTGCTGTCGGACTTAATAAGTTACCGTTTGCATCAACAGGAATAGATTGCGACAAGCCCGGACGAACAAATCTTTCGTCTATACCAGCACGTGATCCTTCTTTGATAAGTCCTGCTTCTAAGTCTTCCCATAGTAATTCATTGCCGCCTGTGTACGGTGCGCCACCATAATATGATTCCCACCACTCTGGCATAACAGTGAAGCCTAACATCTCCCACGGAGTTAAGTTTGGATTTATTGTGTCATAATAATATCTGTAACATGCTCTCCAAGAGCCAGGCAATAGTTCTCCGTCTATACGATCCGGTAGTCTATCGTAGTTCCATGTAAATGGCTCGCTGGCCTGAAATGTTTCGTTAGCGGAAAAGTCTAAACGATTATTACCTACCCATGCTAAGAAGCTAGAATTTAATACATTGTTAAATTCTTCTAGTGTATAATCACTATTTCTAAATTTACCAGGTACTGTATTATAATACAATTCGTCGGTTACTGCATTATCCGCTACCTTGATATTATTATAAATTCGTTTTTCTAATTCTAATAAGAAGTCATCGCGGAAGTCTCCAAACGATGGGGTTATACTACCGTCGTGCCCGCAAATAACATCTATAGGAGTTTGGTATGAATCATCTAAAAACTTAATCGGATAATACTTGTGATATAATCCCAACTTACTAGGAGTATCAGGAATATAATTGCCGTCTGTATTGTCATACTCGGCAAATTTAAGAACGTCATCAATTTCCAGTGTTATGTTTTCGCGTATTAATATTGCTGGACGATCTTGTTCAAAAATATAGTCTCGATCTTTAACTAACTGCAAACCGTTTAAGTAAACTAGTATCGCTCTATTGCTTAATACTGTATCATCTAATATTTCTGTAATTTCATAAGAACGAATTAAGGGATTAAAAATTGTATAACTAATTTCATTCTTCGAGGCTCCGTATGGTACCATGTCGCTGTAGTACCAAGGAAAGTCTACTGTTTTAACTTCATTAATTGCTGTTAAAATTAAGTCTACACTAGCCGGCGGATCTTGTGGATCAACCCCCGATAACGATTTACTTAATTCTAAAAATTTATATTTAAATTTAGCGTATTCGCGAGATGCATAAGCAACACCATCAACAAAGTTCGCGGCATCATCTAGTAAGAACAACGATGCATATGGCAATGGTCCACTATGCTGTAAAATATTGCCGCCACGTTCTCTAATATCTTTGTCACGCAAATTGCTTGCTGCAAGAATATTACCTGTGATGTCAGTACTATTCTCTCTTAATGCTACTAAGTGATTTCTAATTTGTCCTAATGTTAATGTTTCTAAGTCAACGTTTTGTGCATTTAAATCTATGTTAAGTGGTACCTGATAAAAAGCTAAATTAGAGACCTCGTCGCTATAAACTAATATATCAACTTTGTCATCTACTGCTAATGTCGCTAATATTTCAATCGATTTATCTGTTCTTACCCAGTCTGTTGTCTCTCTTAATGCTGTATTGTTTAAAAATACTTTTACATACGGAATAGTTATTTGAGTGTTTGGTGTAATATCAATCTCAAACGTGCTAGTTAATCCAGTGTGTATAAAACTTATTAGTTGGTATTGTTTACTTTGTTCGTTAACTGTATTCCAGACATTATGATTAACAATTGTAGTTGTGTCAACAAATTTTTGTATTCCACCTATAGAAATATTGTTAACTATATCGTCACCATCATCTACTGAATAGATAAACGTATCGTGGTCGTAATAATTAGTAAATTCAATATCACCCTGGGTAGTGAAATTTTTATACGACAACGGGAATCCTAGTATAGGATCTGTTACCCCAGTTGGATTCTCTCTAAAGCCAAATAATTTTGTTCCTGTGAACGATGTTCCACCAGTTACAAAATTAGCGAGACTAATATCACGACTATCAAAAATATCAAATAGTGGTGCTTGTTGTGATTGTGTTTTTTGTTGGCTCTGTAGCCAGTCTGTTCCGTTGTACCACCACTGGTCACCTTTATAAGTACCGTCGGTTACAACAACGGAATTATTTGCAACAATATCACCGTCTGCTGCTTTAGTTAATTTAACTCTAATATCACCTATTGGGTTTCCTAACGTATCTGCTTCGTATTGTTCTAATGTTAAAACAAAAATGCCGGTGTTTACAAGTGGATCTTTGTCTGCGGCAAAAATAATACGCATACCACTAACAAGCGGGACACCAAACTCAAAAGTTTGTATTTGTCCTTCGGTTTCATTAAATGCATCGGTTACCGTTGTATCTAGTATATCAACAGCACGTTTACCTACGCGCCCTTCATTAAACATTTGAATATTTTTATCAAATTCTAATATTGGTCTATTAGCTCGTAAATCCTGATCTATTACAGGAATCGTGTTATTATATCCTGCAGTTAATTCTACTACTTCTCTATGGAACCAACGATTGTTTCGTGTCCATGCATTAAGATCTAAGCTAGAGCGATTAATAGTTAAGTATTCTGGAAATAACTCATCGGGAAAATTAACAGTTAATTCATCGTTGTATAGTTCTGGTCTTACAAGCAAAGTTATATCTACTAATTGTATAGACGAACCCACACCTTCCACATAGTAAGTTAAATTTTGATAAGATGCAGGTTCAACATCTGTTCCAAATACTACTTTTAATCCGTTTGTTAGTTGTACGCCATTGGGACTGGTGTATTCTAGTCTATCTATTATATCGTTGTCTACATCGATGCTCCACCCACTTGTTTCAACTAAGTTAATGGTACCTGATATCGCTGCACTAATACCGTCTTGATAATACAAAGTAGGTTGTACTGCTGTAATAACAGGAACAATATAAAAGAACTCATCAAACTTTTTATAGAATTCTCTATTTGCAAATGTTTCACCGTAACGTATATAAACTTTTTCGTCTACTGCAATTTGTGTAGATGGAACTAAACGCATTACTGGATCGGTATTGCCTGTTCCATCTAATACAAATAGTATTTGCCATACATGGTTACGATCTGCAAACGGAATAACTGTCCCTGCACCAAATGTAGTTAATTCAACTGCTTGGTCGTCATATACCGACGGTGCTGTCCAGTCCCCGATAGGAATATTTACTTTTTGTTGGTCCATAAAAATAAATGTACGACCATTTAATAATTCAGAGAACCAGTTGTATTCCGGAAAAGCTAGTTTAAAATCAGACAGTCTAATATTATGTATGTCAGTGTATACAAGTGGTAATGCATAATCCACCTCTGTAATCTGCTCCATATTAATAAAGACGTCTTGTGCGTTTTCTTGTGGAACAGCAAACGTTATTTCACCATTGTCTGTACCGTTGTTTGTTACTCCTAATACTTCACGAGTACTGTATGTTATAATGTTATTGTTAAGTCCATCTACTCCGCGCTCGGACTGTATCCAAAACGGGATGCCCGGTTGATCTACTATAAATTTATAAAGGCCACCACGTGCAAATGTCGGTGCGCTCGTTGTCGCTCCGTTGCTTGATACAAAATTATATCTATTTGTAACTAAGTTGCGCGAAACAGTATATGTTTCTTCAATTTCAACTCCGGATGTATTAACATCAACTGCATCTGGACCGTCCTCTAACCAATAGTATTGACCGAAGTTAACAAACTTGTCTAAGTTTATCATTGGATCGTAACTATAATATTCACTTTCAAACAAACGACTGTGATCGCTAATAGGACCACCGTAATAAGAAATTTTGTTAAGTAAATCTGTATAACTAGAGAAGAATGTAATCTTCTCTACGCTGTTACGTACCACCACACTAGCTTCTAATTGATAATTTTGTCTGCTTTCGTCTACTTCTAAAACATAACTATCGTTAGCCTTATATGTAGGAGCAAAAGTTCTGCCGATGTATCCGTCGACAGTACGTAAGTTTGGTTCCGATATTAATTGGTCTAGAGTCGCATTAAAGAATTTCTTATTTACATCTGTTTGAAAGATTGTAGGTAAAAAATTTATCGATTTTCTAATTGCCATTTATATTTCTTCTATTATACTGTTGTTAATTGTGCAAGAGTAATTGCTGATATCACTTGTACATCATCTACTGTTGCAGCACTAATTAAAATTTCATTATATTCAGCGTTGATTTGTTGTAAGCTACCATATACATCTGTTTTGCTCTGAGGAACAATAATAATACTTGCGATATCAGGTGCTAATTGGCTATGTATATAAGCACTTAACTCACTAAAGTAAAACGGTTCACCAAAATCCCAGTTATCTGTGTCAAAGTATTCACTAATTGTTGTAATAACAGCTGATTTAATTTCGTTGTCACTAACAACAGAACTCTCGTTCTTAACTACTTTAAATGTAGCACGTAGTTCTTCTGTTGCCTTCGCTCCGAACAACGTTTTATAAGTTGCTGGGTTATATATAATAGTATCCGATACTGATTTGTATGCTTCAAGTCCGCCAAACTCTAATTGCAGATCGTTGCCTGTTGGTGCAACTGGTTCTGTTAATGTATTTGATGTATCACGTATCCATGCTACATAATCAGCGGCATATTGTTTTGTTAAGAAGAACATGTCAATAATATTGTTTGGTGCTGGATCAATTCTACGATAGTTAGGACTATTATGTCTGTACTGGAATGCTATATTATCTCGTCCAACCTTAGAGGAGTATCCATCTGCTTCGCTTACAGTATATACACTGTCAGTGACATCCAATTGATAAAAAGTATCAAGGTTTGCAATATAAAATAATTGTTCGTCGCTGTATGTTTCTTTATTATTCTCTATATCTACAAGTGTTAGATATGCTGTTTCTATTAATGTAGAATTAACCGGAGTAAGTACTACAAAATTATTATATCCGACATCTGCTTTAAAATAAACATGTTTAGTATCAGGGTTAATACCAGGATTAACAATAAGTTCGAATAATTCTGGATTATCTGGGATGCCGTCATGATCAGAATCTGGAAATGTTACTTTGATTCTTGCTGTATTTGCATAGCCATCAACTTCAATTATATTATCTGTTATGTACCATTGGTAATCGAGTCCAAGCGGTGTCGCATCGTCTGGGTTAGAATTAATTTTTAATACATTAATTTGGTCGTCTATAGTTAATCCTGTTTTTTGATCAAATACTTTAGTCGCATCATCATAATAAAAAGCAGTTTCTTCTACACTTCCAAACACATAATCTAAACCACGATTATATACAGTATATGTTTGATCAACAGTTTCAAATCTTATTATCCAACTAGAATCTAGTTGTTCGCTTGTTGTATCACCGGATTTAATTAAACTAAAATCAGCTAACGATAAATCCTGTGGTGATATTAATACCCACTCGCTAGTATCTTGATCGTATCGTACACCGAAGTCTTCGAATGTTTCAACTAGGTCTGCGATGCCATCAATAAGAGATTGTGAAAACTCTGTACTTAATACAGTAAATACTTCTGATGCTTGCGCACCCTGTGGAACATTTTCACTTAACGTGATTGGTCCAGATCCGTTTGCTAAATTGCCTTGACCGACGTTAGTACCGTCAGCTAATAAATTGCTTACCGCAGCATATATAAAAAATTTGTCGGCTTGGACAGCAGGTGCTCCAGCTTTTATATTATTGCGTGAATCAAAACAATTGCCAGCACCAGGAGAAAATTTAATTATTGCACCTTGTTCTATATAACGATTAGTACTATCTACTGTTTCTCCTACTTGTATAATAACAGATTGACTGTTAATAAAATAACCAGTAGAACCATTAGCAATCTCAGTTGAAAAATTCCAAAAAGAATCTACAATACCAGGATTAGCATATTCATCGTAAAAGAACTGTCTAGTGGCTTCTGTTCCTGCGATAGTTCTAACATCATTTAAAATAGTTTTATATATATCGTTGCGTGTAGCATATTCAAAAGAAAAGCTTCTTTCGAATGTATCTTTAAAAAGTAATCCATCAGCAGCAAAAATATTCGTACTAGAATATTTGCCTGTTGCATCAATAACATCCAAGTAACGACTAACACCCGAAGATGTGCGTGTTACTGTCTTTGCTTTTACTACATTATTAAATAATGTAAACGGCAAAATGTTATAATCCTCAGCAGTAATCATTCTATCTTGTGTATAATATTGCTGTGGTGCTTTCTGTTTTATTTCATCTAACGATTCACGCGAGGCTGTATTAGCTACTGTATATTGTAAGCTGGCACGTATATTAATTGTTTCTTTTCTACCACTACGACTAGAATAGTCCATTGATATAACAATATCTTGCATTTCGTCTGGAGTTACTTTGAATTCTAACCCGTTGCTAGTACGATAGTAAGCTCTAAAATCACCACGCGGAACATTACCAAACGCACCGTCGCCAAATACTAAATCAATTTGATCATCGGCACGAGTTGATATTTGATAGATATTTTTTTCTGTAGTTCTATTGTAAACTACATTGGTATTTGTTACTGTTGGTACCACTGTCCATTCTGTATCAATAGCACCCTCTGCATCCAATGAATAAAGCCAAACGTCTGTGTTATTAATATTATCTACACTAATAGGAAATATTCCCCTC